TTTTTAATACAGACATTACTGCAGCTCCACCTGACAATGCAGCTATTTCTAAATTAGAAATATCAATACCTAATGCAGGTGTTATAACTAATGCAGAAGTTGCTGCTTCCACAAAAGTCCATATACATCTCTCTAATAAGTCTTTTAGTTCATCTGACATACTATTCCTCTTCTTTCATCTTTGTTTGTACTTTTTTAAATTGTGTGCATTTTTTATTAATGCAGACAAAAGCATTATTAATTAATTCTAGTTTATCCATACAGGAATTACATTGTAATTTCATTTTTGATTATCTAGGGGATAAACCTTTAAGAATGATTGTTTGCCTTAATGCTTTTACTTCTGTTTTTAAACTTTTAATTTCTGTTGATAATATATCCATAATATCCTCCTGAATCTTTGTAACTTGTGGGATGTTCATAACATGATCCTTAGCATTGTTGTCAACAATTTGTCCATCATAATCAATATAAGTTGCTGTAACCTCATCTCCTCTAATGATTGCACCTGCTATATCTGGGTAGATTTCTTTATAAGCAACTGTGGAGCTTCCTATAAAGTTATCCTGTGAAGTTTTGCCTACTAATAAGCATCCTGCTGTATCATCATCATCATTTCCAATGTGCCATAATATAAATTTAAAGTTAGGAACATCATCTACATGAATCATTCCTTTATGAAATCCACCAAACTTAGCTGCATATCTTGTATGGAAACCACCCTCTTTTCTAAGTGAAAGATTATAAGTACCTGCAGGAATTCTTGTTTCTCCCCATACTTTTTGAGTCTGTGCTTGATCCTCTAAGGTGTAGCAGAGAAATTTCCTTTTATTATTGCTCACATCAAATAGGATTCCAGAAGTGAAATCATTAGAGCTGTTGAATCTTAATATTTCAAGTTTCATATTTACCTTATAACCTTAATATAATCCCATTTTTCCATTCCTCCAATTACTAGAGTTAACATTCCTGCCCTAGATTTATCTCCTTTAGTGTTTTCAAACCACTCAGAGCCTGAATCTAGTGTTGGAGCTTGTACTATAAGCCTATCTGAACTCTCATAAGCTAAAAAGTAGTGATAATGTCCATGCAATAAAATATCTGAATCAGCAATAGAATTTCTTGCAAAAGCTTGATCTGATAGCCATTTTCTTGATTTAGCTTGTGAATTTGCCCCAGATCTCATCTGATGCCCATGTAGTATAGAAATAACAACACCAGATACATCAAAAGTTAAAGATAATTCATTCTCTGGAATAATAAAATCTAATATATCTTTGTATGCAGGAGCTTCTTTAAATATTTCCTGCAGCTCCTCTGCCAACATAACATCTTTATTATCTCCAAAAGTAGTGTAAGCTTTGCCATTTTGTCTTTTCTCTCCATGATTACCACCTGCAAAAGCAACTAATCCTCTCTTAAATAAAGGCATTATCTCTTTTATTAGTGTGTAAATCATTCTTCTTGCTACTTTTTGCTGTTGTCTATCATCTAATTCAGTCTGGAACTCTTGCATGGCATAATGTCCACTACAGCCCTCAACTAGATCTCCTAGCCCTGCAAACAGCACCTGATCTATAGTTTCATGCTTCTGTAACTCTTTAACCTGCTTTTTTATCTTAGGGATATAGCTCATAAACCTCTCTATAGATTCCTGACTCCCACCCTTACCAATCTGAAAATCTGCCAGAGCTATTGTAAAAGTTTTAGTGTTTTTAGTTACTTTTTGTTTAGGTAGTGGCTTTTTCTTACTAGCTAACTGTAAAAGCTTTTTAAAGTCATCATCTGGCATATAGACTTCATCAGATACAATCTTAGCTTTAAAGTAATACAGTCTTTCTATCTGCCCCATTCCTGCATTGACATCCCAAAACCTTATCTCTGCTGTATTCTCTACAACTCTATAATTACCTGCATCAACACCAAAATAAGACTCTAACTGCTCCTGCCAATCAACATTGTTAGTTGGTTGTGGTTTAGATACTATCTCTCCTGATTTAGTCTTTTCTGAGTAATAAACACTAGGCTCAAAGCCTTTAGGATGATTAACTTTAGTTTTATTATGTGTGGATTTAGAGGATCTTGTTTGTGCAAACTTATCTAAATCAGTCATTAGGTATATCTCCTGATCTATAATCTCTAAAATATCTTCTTATAGTATTGTAATGTAGATGGTTAAACTGTTTAAAATTTTTTTGTAAATATTGAGCTGCTACAGTATCAGAAATGTATTTCTCTTCTGCTTCTTGAGCTACTTCTAAGAATATTTTTTTTGCCTCTGGATCTTTAAGAATAAATCTCTTAGAAGCATATTGTCCTGTTTTATAGCCCTGTCTAGCAGAGAATTGATCTAATGTGTCCATTTACAACCTCCTTTAAGTCTAGGATAGTTGTTTTATAAGACAAATTTTATAAATATAGGAATAAACTAACTTTAGGTGGTTGTTGGTAAAAGCTAATTTATTCCTGTAAATCCCAAGATTGTGATGATTCATTCCAAAGATAAAATTCTCCATCATCAGGATAATCAATAGGAGCTTCCCAAATCCAAATAGAAGTATTTAAAATCCAACTGTCATTAGGTTGTGGAGAATAAAAAACATCATTTGTTTCATCATAAATATATCCTATACCTGCATAATTTCCTCTAAAAGGTGTGTTATTTAATAAATGTTGATTGTTTATAGTATTATAACTTGTTCTTTTACAATCATAAGCAGCACTTCTTTTAGTTAAATAATATTGTTCCCAATCATCAAATCCCTCTGGTAGTGTTGCCAAATCATTTTCATTTTTACCAACAATAACCTCTGTTACTATGTTATTTTCATCTAAAAAAGCATAATGTGCCATAATATTTTCCTAACTAAAGCTAATTGTATCTGTTCCTGCAGTAAATGTTGTAATTTTATCTGATCCATCAGTTGTAGTAGATGAAGTTAAACCTGCACCAACTGTTATTGTAAATGAATTTGGATATCTTAAGTATATAACTCCAGATCCTCCTGCTGCACCTACATAAGCACTTGTTCTTGTTCCACCTGCACCAGAGCCACTATTTGCAGCACCAGCAGTTGCATTTCCTGTTGTTTTTCCTGCACCTGCTCCAGAAGCAGTATCAGCAGTTCCTGCAGAATATCTACCTCCACCTCCTCCACCACCTGCTTTTCTAATAGTTGATCCTGTGATTGTACTATCTAAACCATTACCACCATCTCCACCATTACCACCTGAAGCAAATTGTCCTGCTGATCCAGAGCCACCTCCACCTCCACCATGTGAAGTTGGAGAAGTTGTACCACCTACTCCACCTCCTGCATATCCAAAAGTTGCTGTTCCAATGTATGTTGGTGTTTCATCATATCCACCACCTGCATCTCCACCTTTACCATTTAAAGCACCTCTATCTCCACCCTCTCCACCATTAGAAACTACAGTATCAAATACAGAAGCACTACCAGAGCCACCCTGTTGAGTTGAAGTATTACCTGCACCACCACCACCAATTGTTATTGTGTAATTTGTGCTTAAATCTAAAGTTTTAATTGTTTGTGTGGCTTCTCCACCACCAGAACTTTCACTATTCCAAGATGTTTTTAGACTTCCTGCACCTCCACCACCAGATGCACCATTAGTTCCTGTGTTTGCTGATCCACCTGCACCACCAATAACTAAGAAATCTACATCAACTTCTGTTATTCCAACCCCTAGAAGTCCAAATCTTGCTGCACCTAATGGCATAAGCTAACTCCTAACTAAAATCTTGTAGTGCATTAAGTAATGGTGTACCTGCATCTAAAAACAAAAAGGTAACTAAGTCTATTGCACCTGATCCAGTTGACATTGTAAATCCTGCTCCACCTGCTGTTTTAGCAGTTACATCTCCACCACCATTAACTGTTACTGCATTGATTGCAACTGTTCTATCTGTGGTATCTTGTGTAATTTGTAAAGTAAATGTTGAAACTCCACTTGTTGGAACATTGGTAAAATCTATGTCTGTAATGTTCTCTGATAAAGTAATTGATCCTGTGTTACCATTTGCTAAATCTATAGCTACAACTCCTGATGAGCTTGTTACTGCTACATCTGTTTCTGCATAATCAGTTAATGTTATACCAGAAATTGTTGTATCTAAGTTAACTGTGACTGTTCCAGAAGTTCCACCTCCATTTAGGTTAGTTCCTGCTGTTACTCCCTCAATATCTCCTGCTTCTGCTCCTATCCAAGCTGAACCATCCCAAGCTTTTAAAAGATTATCTGTAGTATCATAAAATATTGTTCCCTCAACTTTATTTGTTAGAGCTGCATTAGCTGCTGTTTCATCTACATAAATAAAGACTATTGAATCCTGAATATCTTGAAATCTAGCTTCTGTTACTAGATCTCCTGTTGTCCAATCAAACCATGCACCTGCTG